GTATTCATCAATGCTAAGGCCATCTATGCTGGGATCGTTTAAAACGCCCTCACCGATAAGAAAACTATCCTGAAAACAGGATGAAAATCGGCGCTTTATTTGATAATTTTGGTGGAGCCAATCTAAATAGTATCTCACTTCACCGGCCTTCACCGTCAGGGAAAAACGGCTGTTTTCTGCCGTATTTCCCGTTTCGTTCTTTCACTGGTGATTGCCCTTGATCGCTGGCAATCGCGCGATAGTTTGGGACCAAATTAGGGACCGGACATGGCGAAACTGACGGCGATCGAAGTCAAGAACCTCAAGACACCGGGGCGCTACGGTGACGGACAGGGCCTCTACCTGCGCGTCCGTGATGACGGGCGCAAGGGCTGGGTGCTGCGCTACATGATCAACAAGGTATCCCGGGATATGGGGCTCGGCTCCTATCCCGACATATCTCTTGCGGCAGCCCGTGACGCTGCCGGCGATGCACGGCAGATCATCAGGAGCGGTCGCGACCCGATCGAGGCACGCAAGCAGGTGCCGATCGCAAAAGTCGATCATAGCTTCCGAGCGGCGGCGGAATCGATGCTGGCCGATCGCGGGATAGGGTGGCGGAACGAAAAACACGCCTGGCAATGGCGCAATACGCTCGAGCGCTTTGCGTATCCGGTGATCGGCACCATCGACGTCCAGGATGTCACGACCGAACACATCATGGATATCCTGCGCCCGATCTGGGGCGAGATCCCGGAGACAGCCTCAAGAGTGCGAGGCAGGATCGAGGCGGTGATCGATGCGGCGCGCGCCAGCGGCCAGCCGATCGGAGCCAATGTCGCCAGATGGAAAGGGCATCTCGCGACACGCTTGCCACCACCGACGCGGGTGCGACGCGTGGTTCACCACCCTTCATTGCCCTGGCAGCAGATGCCGGATTTCATGCGGGCGTTGCGCGGCAGGGCAGGTTTCTCGGCCCGGGCGCTCGAATTCACGATCCTGACGGCGGCGCGATCGGGCGAAGTGCGCGGCATGACGTGGTCGGAGATCGACCTTGATGCCGCGATCTGGACCGTCCCGGCCGACAGGATGAAAATGGGCCGTGTGCATCGGGTGCCGCTGTCCGATGCGGCGTGTAGTCTCCTACGCGCGGCCGGGACGATCGAAGGCGGACGTACCGCACATGTCTTTCCCGGGGAGAAATCGGCGGTCCAGTCCAATATGGGAATGGTGGTCCTGCTGCGGCGGATGAACGGTGCGCGATCCGGAGAGGCGGCGATCTGGAAGGATGGCCTAACGGGGGAGCCTATCGTCCCGCACGGCTTTCGGTCTACGTTCCGGGACTGGGCGGCGGAAGCAACGCCCTATCCACGGGAAGTTGCGGAGGCAGCACTGGCACATGCCAAGGGTAGCAAGGTCGAGGCAGCTTATGCGCGGACTGATTTATTGGAACGTCGGCGTCCCATGATGGATGACTGGGGCAGATGGTGCGGCATCGCCTGACATAGTGGTATAAAAACGGGCCAGCCTTGATTATGCCTGATTTTGAGGACCTCATTCTATCTCGCAGCGTTCAGCTGCGCCACGCTAGCTTCATAAATTTTTGGGATGACGGCTGGTGTTGGTTGCCAGAGGTTACTAAACCGAGCGCCAATCTCTAATGCAGCATACCGCAGTGAAAATCAGCCATGACCTTCGTAGATAACCCAAGAGGGAATTATGACCGGCGCACCTTATGATCCTCGTGCCGTGGCGAATAAGCTCCTGGACATTGCCGAAATTTTGGGCGGCGGGGCCATGCCCATAACGCCACTTGCTCTGCAAAAACTCCTCTTCTTTGTGCATGCTCGATTTCTGAAGGCAACAAATGGCACGCCCGCTGTAAAGGGCGCTTTTGAGGCATGGCAATATGGTCCGGTCCACCCGTCTGTCTATAAAGCTTTCCACGCATACGGACGTGATCCCATTGTCGGGCGTGCTACCGCCACAAATGTAATCACCGGCGAGCAAAAATCGCTGGATCTTCCAAACGACCCAACCTTGCAGAAAATTATTGGCCAGGTCCTGATCAGTTTTGGGAGCTTACCCGCGTCAGCTCTAGTTAATCTATCTCATCAACGCGGGGGGGCTTGGGATATCATTTGGAGAAAATTACAACGCGGCGATGTAATCACTAGACAAATACCTGATAGCGTGACTCTCTCGAACGGATGCTCTATGTTTGTTGTCAGCCCCGATAACGGAAGTAGCGAATCCACGAATGAAGAAGATTTTCCTCCCGAACTGCGAGTTGGCAAGATGGGGCGCTCTTGAACGGGGGGAGAAACGTGATAGCGCTATACGACGATTCAGGCAAAACAAGCCAAGGTTCTCGTACTCTCCAGTCAGAGATACGCTAGGTGACATATTAGGCACTAGCGGGATGCTTGGCCTGGAAATGGCCGATGTATCATGGGAAAAAATTGATTCCACCATCCTGAAAGCAAGCCATAGCAAGGAAGAGAAAGACTACAATCGAGCCAAAGGTAAATCGCTCTACGACTTTAGGCTAAATAATAAAATCAGATTTTTTTACCATGATATAAGATCATCTATTATTTTAACCAATGGCGATAGACTATCGTTTTCACAAAATATTATTGCAGACTGCGATCACCAGCCGGTTGTTCCGTTCATTGACTTCCGCTCCTCGTCCGGTCTGACCACTACCAAATCACAGCTCATTGCTTTTAGCATCCAACAGCGTCTTGTGATTGAACAGGATGCCGACCTAGACCAGATGGGAACGATACCAGCTATTATCAGGTTTAGTGGCTCGGTGACTGAAGGATATACAGCAAGCCTTATCAAAGCGTCCAATATCAACTTTCTTAGTATGGACGAAATTTCCCAAATTACTTTGGAGGTTTGGCACGATCTTGTCCGTGTAAGCAGTGAAGATGAAGAGCGCAGCAAAAGAACGGGAACCGGAGGCTGAAAAGACGCTCCCCCCTATCGGTGCTTCCTCGGGAGTGGTTTCACGGCATGACAGTTGCAAGCTCCGTGCCGGAGAAACGTTGCGACAGGGCGTAGCGATGTCAGGCATTAAAATAGCTGTGGCTGCTATAGGGGAGCGTCTTGGATTCGGCGATCGCGACTGCAAAATCCTCGGCAGTGCGCTCTCAACTTTCCGAAACCGGGAAGCCTCACGCGCCATATCAGAATGAATTTGCCCACCAGAAGTATCTGTGGTCTCTTAATGATGCAGCCGAGATGAAAGGCACAGTGCTGCCGTGAACTGTAACCCTTTCACTGATTGAACCTAGGACTCGGCTCAACAAGATCAGCCTAGGCGAAACTAAGTGTTCTGCATTGAAATTCGAAATCAGTTTGCCGTCTAAATTGCGCATCAAGTTTTCAATTAGTAGTGTATTAATCTTACATGCCATTTGGTGGCTTATGTCGTAATTTAGGGTTTGTTGAGAGGCGCTGGGTAATAAAATACTCAGCGCCTTCTATTTTAGGTTTCGTGCGTCTAAGAGCCACCTTTCCTGATCTACCGTTCTGGGCGAAGTGACGGAGAACATCGACGACCAGATCAACACCGACATTCCTGACGGGGAAATACCCCGTAAAATGTGCAGTGATTTCGAAGATCAAAATAGAACATACGGGTGGCGCTGTGGGGATACAAACCGTCGGCATTCATGACGTCGCATCGGCGAATGCCGATCCGGTGAAGCGTTGCGGCAGGGCGTAACGCTGCCAAGCTTCGAAGTAGATGCGACCGCTATAGGGCAGCGTCTCGGCCTCCGCGATCGCTGCGGCCAGATCCTCCGCGTTACATTCCCAGGGCACCGCCTGATCCGAGTCCGTGTTGACACGCAGGATCGCGCCGGGCGGGCAGAAAGGGATCGTGCCCTCGATGCGCCAGACGTCCGCGCTCGTCACATGGATCGTGGCCTCGCCTATCCGGGCGACACGCTCGAAATCGATGACCATCCCTGAAGTGAGCGTGATGGCATCGGGGTCTGACTGGCGTTTTTCCTCGGTCTCCTCCGGAGAAAGGGCAACGCTGCCATCGGGGCGCGACGTGAGCCACGCCTCGAGCGTCGGACGGGCCGATGCCAGCCAGTCGCCATCAACATACTGTGTCGGGACGTAATCATATTTCAGGCCGATCATGCGACGTCTCCCTTTTCCTGCGACCAGTCCGGTTTGGGCAGGCTTTCGAGGTATGTTTCGAGGCTGCGGCAAAGGATGAGGGTGCGGCGGCCGAACTTGCGTGACTCGATGTCGCCATCCCGCATGAGCCGATAGATCGTCGTGGCCTTGAGGCCGGATAGGGCCGTCGCCTGATGGATTGTGCAGGCGATGGGTGAAACGGTGACGGTGACGGGCTGCATTACTCGCCTCCAAAAACGCGTGAGAACATGCGGTCCATTTCGCGGATCGCGAGATAGGTGTGGAGCAGGAAGCCAAGGCAGAAGCCGATGATGAGGAAGAAGCCCGCGATTATCAGGATGTCGCTCATGCCGCGTCCTCCTCGTCGTCTGCTGGCTCCAGGACGCTGTCCGTCGGCTGCCATGGGCGGACGGCCGGTCCGGGCGCACCGAAAGGCATGGGCTGCCAGTGCGGTGCGCGTCCTGCGAGGTAGTGGCGCAGATCGGCAACCTTCTTCGGGATATCCTTGCGCGGCGTGTCCGGCGGCAGGTGCGCATCGGCGATGCGGCGCAATGTGGCACCGTCGACATGCGCGAGGATCTGCGGCGTATCGACCGATGGCATCGCCCTGTCCGCGCCCACGAGCGTTCCGATCCATTCGGCCCGTCGATATGCGCTCTCGCTCTTCCAGGACGCGGTCTGGCGATGGGGAGCTACAAGCTCAAGCGTGCGGATGACTGCCTCGGCGGCCACCTGCATGACGCCCGTAAAATCGATATTCGTGCGCTGCCCGTCCGATCCAATGATGGCGGCGACCAGATCCTGGCAATCATAGCGCCCGCCCACCAGCTGGATCACAAGCGCGCCGATAATCGACACGTCCACGCCTTCCCAGTCGATACCGTCCGGCGTGCTAGCGAGAGGAATCAGCTCCTGAACACGATTGGAAAGGGCGATTTCGCGCAGTCCGTTGAGCACGTCATGGCCGGCTTTGGACAAGCCATCTCCGCTCGGTTCCGGCGCTGCCTCATCAGCTGCTTCCGGCGAGAGATCATTCGTCTCCTCGTCCTGCAGGTCGGAGTAGGCGCTTGGTCCGTCTCCTGCGGTGTCGAGGGATTTCGTGCTCGCGATCGGCTTGACGATGACGGACACCACCTTGCCGACGTCGTGATAATCATCAGCCGGGACGATGGCATAGATGCGCCTGTGTCTGGACCGCTTCGGGAGGGTCTTGTCCGATCCATAGTCCGCAAAAGACCATCCGGCCGGGATCTTCGGCGCGCACATGGTCATGTTGTAGTCCGCCAGAATCGCGGGTTCTTCGCCGTCGTGGATGCGCTCGAGTACGGCAGCTTCCTGTGCGACAAGAAACTCCTTGATCCGCGTCGTGGTGAACTGATCGTCCGAGCCGGGTTCGGCGAAGAGGTCTTCCTCGAACGGGATACCACTGGCCGGAATATCGAAGATCGCGCGGGACTGGGGAATGCGGCGCTGCACGCATTCCGCCGCGATGCTGTTCCACGCCACAGAATCGCCAAGGTCAAAACGGCTGAACGCAAGCTCCTGGATTTCGTGCGGCGCCTGCGCGATCTCTCCCAGAGACCGCCAGTTCGGCATCCGCTGGGCATCCATCCGGTTGAGCAGGACGGGGGAAATTCGCGCAAGACGCGAGAGTTGACGCACGCGCCGTTCCGTCATGCCGAGGGCAGCGCCTGCGCTGTCGATCGAGTATCCATCGTCGACAAGACGGGCGATGTGTCGCCATTCGTCGATCACATCCACTGGGGCGCGCACCATGTTTTCGGCGGCTTGTGCAACCTCGGCCTGCACATCCGATGCAAGGATCACATGCGCCTCGATCTGATCCCATGCCAGCATACGGGCGGCGTTCAGCCGGCGATATCCCGCGACGAGGCCGAAGCGGCCATCTGGCAGGGGACGCACAAGGATCGGCTGGAGCTGCCCGACCGTCTCCATGGAGTGGCGAAGCGCTGCCTCGGCATCGGGCGATGCCGGGCGGACGCGCATATTGCCGTTCTCGACGACGCCCGAGATGGAGACAACGGTCACGCCCGTGATCCTTCGATCCATGCGCGCGCAGGAAACGCGACCACGTTCGGAGCATCGGGGATGACGATGGGTCGGAAGCGGTCAAGATCGTGACGCAAGGCGTGCTCGATCTCATCGGCCGTCTCGTCCCATGTGGCGGCCATGGCGAGTAGTCCGCGTGCGCGCCAATGGCGAGCATAGGTGCGGCATTTCTTGGCGGAAGAGTGATTGAAGAGCAGACGCGCCCGGACGTCCGAAGGATAGGACAGGACGCGCGTATGGAACTGCGCGTATGTCGCGGTGATCAGGCAGGCGTCTGGCCCTCCCTGAAAGTCCGCTGGTGCGTGCTGGTGATCGTCCATGATTGCCTCCATCGCGGGGTGCGATGAAGGATGGTTAGCTGCGGTAATGTTTGCGAGCAAGAAAAAACTTACCGCTGGTAATGTTAATCTTTCAGGGCTTTCATCATTTTCAGTAGCAGGCGCTGCTTCTCCGACGTCAGCTTGCGCGCCTCGACCAGGATCGATCGCTCATCTTCCGTCTGTGCTCTAACCTCTTCGTCTGGTTCGTCACCTGTGAGAAGCCATCCGATTGATTTTCCCAATACGTCCAAAAGCGCGGGTATACGCTCCCTCCTAGGGGAAGAACGCCCCGTCTCGTATTGAGTTATGGCGTTTTCCGATACTCCGATCTTTGCTCCTAGGGCTGCTTGGGTAAAGCCCAAAAGTTCACGTTGCGTTCTTATTCTGCGACCCATCTCGATCGACTTCTGCGTAGGGGGTGATTTCTTGGGGTTCCTCGCGTTCATGGAATTTGTGATGGCAGACCCTCTTTGCATCCCGACCTTAATTCTATTGCTAGAAAACATTACCGCTGGTAAGAATGCCTTATGAAGGATGCCGTACTTGTTGAGATCATTGCTCGTCGAGGTGCCGTCGTGGCCCTCGCGAAAGCCTGCGGGATATCAAAAGCGGCGGTTTCCCAATGGAGGCGTGTGCCGGAAAGGCACCTGTCGGCTGTTTCAGAAGTGACCGGGATAGCACCTGCCATCCTTCGTCCGGACCTTGATAGAGCCATGCGCAATGAGATGAAGGCAGCATGAGCGCATCACCCTTTGATACGCTCGATCAGAAACTGATCGACGCTATAAATTTTCTCCCGATTGTCGAGGTCGATTGCCTGGTCGATCCTGTCGATGATGAAGCATCGCAGATCATCGGCGACGTGACAGTGCGCGATGAAGCGATTGGGCAGAATGCGGCCTTGTCGATCACGGTGGAAGCCAAGACGGATCGGATTAACCGTACGCGTCGTTTCGTTTCCGAAGGCGTCGACGTAATCGATCTTCATACGGGAAGGTTCGAGGAACGCACTTTCTCCTTGCCATCCGTTCCACTCATTTTCGGATATATGTTTCTCCCGGAATGGACGCTCTTTCCGAACCGCTTGACTGGCGGAAGCAATATTAGGGGATTTTCTTCCTCTAATTGTCTTGTCACACCAAATAACGACACTGGCGCAAATATAGATACCCACAATAACTTCTGTGGCTGTTACGAAGCCTTCCGAGTGGCTCATAGTAATAATGCCAGCCGCAACAATAAGAACAAATATCCTCAGCACTGGAATCCCCTTCGTAAAACCAGAGAAACTGTACGCGGGCCTGCCCGGGACGCGGTCGAGAAAGAGGTGACGGCATGAGCGACAAACAGAAGGTCGTAACCGCCTGCGGTCTGGCAATCGAGCATCTGACCGATGTTTTCCCACGGGCATCGCATCAGGCTTGGCACTCCGTCGAGGCGGAGCGTCAGCGGTTGGAGGCGCACCGTGACATCTCCGCGATGTGGGAGACGTTCGGCGCGCGCCATGCCGCTGTTCTCGCCACCCTGTCTCCCGACACGAGATCGGAGCTCGTCAACAGGATGGCGACCAACCTCGGGTTTCTGTTGAAGTTTATTCAGGACGACGTTCCCACCACTTCGACGGGCGGTTCTCTATGAGCTGTTCGCGCGCTTCTATTGCGTTTCTGATGATCAGGTTGAGCGCATTGGTCAGAATATCCGCGCGTGAGACGCGAATGTCTGTCGCGCACGTTTCCAGGCTGATTTTCGCTTCCTCGACGGTGTCGCCCGCAACAAGCGGAAGAATGAACGTGATCCGTTCGACTCCCCCTTCGACGGACTTGATGCTGATGATTTTCGGATCGGGCCTCTCGGGCGTGGTCATGCGAATCCCCCTGGGTTGTGTGGAAGCTCCCATGGTGATCCGAAACGGCCGGGGACACCACTCCCCGGCCGCAAGGGCTGACTTCTGATGTCCGGCCTGCGTCCCCTCTCCGAGATCATGCCTGACGTGCTGGCTGCGCTGCTGGCGTGTGCGTCGTCTCCCTCCCCTCCTGTTCCCGAGGAGCAACATGGCGGCCACGGCACCCACGCGCTTGGGCGTTTTACCCAAGCGCGTGGGTATTTCGCCCAAGGGCCGCTGCCAGAGGGGGAGCGCCCGAATGTCTGACTCGGTGCAGCAATTTCAGGGGATGATCACGGACGCGGTGCGCGATCGGCGCGCAGGCGGTCTCAAGGCCGCATTTCGGGAGGTCGCCCGGCTCTATCAGTTGAGCGACCGCCGCGTGCGTGCTGCGTGGCATGGAGAAATCCGCGATGTCTCGGCCAGCGAATGGCATGAGGTGCGGCGCATCCATATCGAGCTGATGCGGCTCCGCCAGGCGCGGCTCGAACATGAGCTGGCGATGCTGCGTGCCCTGATGATCGAGAGGGATAGCCTGTGACAGACTGGCAGATCCTTGTCGTGTCAGGCGGCCTCTGTCTGGCGCATCGGGTACGGTGGTGGCTGACGCGCCGGCGCATCGCGATCATGCAGTGGTGGATCCAGCGCGAGACGCGGACCCTTCATCGCCGTCTCGCGCGCCTGGATCGCGTGACGGCGCGGGTGCATCGGGCGCTGGACGAAATCCGATGAGCCAGTCCGCCGTCTCCGCCTCCGAACTATCCGGGATGCTTGCCGCCCAGGTGGTGCAGCTCGTCGCCGAGTTGCTGCCGGGTGGCGTGCGGCAGGGCCAGGAGTGGGTGTGCGGATCGGTCGGTGGCGAAAAAGGATCGTCGCTGGCCGTGCATATCGGTGGCGGCAAGGCCGGTGTCTGGGCTGATTTTTCGACCGGCGAATGTGGCGATGCGCTTGATCTCGTCGCGGCAGTGATGACGGCGGGCGATGCGAAGGCGGCCTATCGGTGGGCGCATCGCTGGCTCGGCCTGGGCGATATCGGCGCGGTCGAGGAACGGCGGGCGCAAGTGATTGCGCAGAAATCCGAACAGCCGGACGATGATGATGAAAAAGGGCGGCGCGCCGCGCGAGCCATGTGGCTGGCGGCGAGACCGGACATAATCGGGACGCCCGTCGATTTCTATTTGCGCGCCCGTAAAATCGGCCTGTCTGATCTGCCGCGCCTGCCGCGTGCGCTGCGTTTCGCGCCCGATCATTGGTGCCGGGAAGCCGAACGGCGGATGCCGGCGATGCTGGCGGCGATTGTCGATCTCGATGGGCAGCATATCGCGACGCATCAGACATGGCTGGCGCAGATCGATGGCGTCTGGCGCAAGGCCCCGCTCGAAATCCCCAAAAAGGTGCGTGGGCGTTTCGTCGGCGGCACGATCCGGCTGGCCCGGGGTGCGACATCGAAGGCCCTCCGCGAAGTTTCCGAAGACGAATTGGTAGCAGTGGGTGAAGGGATCGAGACGTGTCTCTCCGTCGCCCTCGGCTGCCCCGAATTGCGTGTGCTGGCGGCTGTCAGCCTTAGCAACATGGCCAGCGTGGGGCTGCCCGATCGGGCAAAGCGTCTGCTGCTGCTGGCCGACAATGACGACAAGCCCGAGGCGAAACGTGGTCTTCGCCGGGCGATCGATTCCCATCTGGCGATCGGGCGCGAGGTTCGCGTGGCGCGGTCGCCGAGAGGCAAGGATTTCAATGATGCCCTCACCTGATGCTCTTACTGACATCAGATCGGCCGTAAATAGCGCCGAGCGTCAGTTCCAGGTCATCGACGGGGGTCGCCACGGGGGTGGCGGTGGTGGCGGCGTGCCGCCCGAAACCGAACGTGACGATGCGCCCTGCCCGGTCCAGCCGCTCGGGCATCTGGATGGCAAGTTCTACTTTCTCGATGCCGTCGGGCAGGTTCGCGCCCTCGCCGCGCGCGCCCTGGGCAGCCGGGAAGAGCTAATGTCCCTCTTTTTCGACGAGGGATCGTGGCTTCGCGGGCGTTTCCCGCTCAAGAAGATGATCGAGACGAACGGACCGGACGGGCAGCCGGAAAAGGTCGAAAAGATCGTTGATTTCCGCAAGAACGCGGCCTCGGCGTGGCTGATGAGCATCTGCCGGGAGCAGGGATTGTTCGGTGATCATCTGATGATCCGTCGACCCGGTGTCTGGCCGGAAAAAGGCGGAATGCCGGTCGTGCATTGCGGTGATGCCGTGCTGATCGGCGATCGCTATTCTGACGCCGGGACGCGCACCGGCAATCAGATCTGGGCTGCCGCGCCTCCGACCCCGCGTCCTGGTGCGCCTGCCGAATCAGGCATCGGCCGGGAATTGCAGGCACGCATCAAGGAATTCTGGAATTTCCGAAAGGTCGGCGGGGAGATTGCCGTCATGGGGCTGATCGGGTGCGCGTACTATGGTGCGGCGATCCCGTGGCGTCCGGCGGGGTTTTTGAGTGGCCCGGCCGGTTGCGGCAAATCGTCTCTTTTGAGTGCGATGCGTGCGCTGTTTCCGCTGGCGTTTTTTACGAACGACACGTCGAAGGCGGGGCTGGAGCAATCGCTCGATGGCCGCGCCATGCCCTCCTTTATCGATGAAGCGGGCGATCGCGAGGACCAGCGCGGGGCCCGCGCCCTTCTCGATCTCGTTCTAGCCGCGTCCGGTGGCGAAGGCACGAAAGGATCGCGCGGCGGTCAGGACGGCAAGGCGCGCAAGATCGAGGTTGCCGGTGCGATCATCATGGCGTCGATCTGCCCGCCGGACATGCAGGCGCAACACAAGGATCGTTTCACGATCGTCGAGCTGGGGCGTGCGGAAAAAGGAGCGGATTATCGGGCCGAGCATACGGACCTGGTCAAATGGGGCCGGGAGCATGGTGCGGCGCTGTGGGGCCGGGCGATCGCGAACTGGGAATCATATCACCGCTCTCTCGCGTCGTTTCGTGAGGCATTGCAGGCCAAGGGCTGCGCGCCGCGTGAAATGGACCAGCTCGGTGCGTTGATGGCCGGATGGTGGATCATGACGCACGATGGTGTGCCGGATGATCGGGGAGCGGAGGAAGGTGTCGGTGCCCTGATCGCGTTCATGCGGGACGAGGATGACACGGTGTCGCAGGACGCCAGCATGCAGATGGTCAATCATCTGATGTCCCAGATCGTGCAGGTCCAGAGATCGACCGAACGCAAGACGATCGCCGCCCTGGTCCGCCGGTATCTCGACAAGGACAGCGATCCGTCGGCGGAAGGTGTGCTCAACCGTAACGTCGCGGCGGAAGTACTGGGACAGTATGGCATCCGCGTCATTCGAGAGGCGGAGCTTAAGGACAAGCGCGGGCGAGAAATACCGCGCATGGCCGACGGGATCGGGGTATGGTTCTCGCCGTCCTGTGACCCTCTTTCTCGGTTGTTCGACGGCACGTCCTATGCGGGTCAACGCTGGCAGCACGAATTGAGGCGGCTGGAGTCAGCGCGACAGAGGTCCGCGCCAATGAGAATTGGCGAGATGACGGCCCGAGGTTGCGTATGGGTTTCGGGCGAGGAACTGGGGTTCGGCGAGGTCGAATATGCCTAACCCTATGATTTTTCTAAATAAGTCTTGTTACACCTGTTACGTGGCTGTGACAAAAATAATGAGCAAAAACAGGCTTGTAACGCTGTTACGCTTGTTACGCCATTTTTTCCTATATAACGCTGTTTATGCCTCTCATGAGAGAATTGCGTCTTATGGGATAAAAGGGCGTAACAAGCGTAACAGTGTAACTATAACTAATAAGATACTGATAAATATATATATTAGTTGTTACTTGTTTTGTTACGTTATGTTCCTCTCATACGGTCATAACATATGACTCGCGGCGTTATCAGCACATTCAATCCGCACCGCATTGCGATGCCGACAAATGAGCAGGCCCGTGGTTCGGCTGCATCGCGCGGTTATGGGCGGCGCTGGCAGAAGGCCCGCAAGCTGTTCCTGGCGGCGCACCCGACCTGCCAGTGCGATGATCCGTCCTGCAATCGCGAGGCGACCGAGGTTCATCACGTCAAGCCGCATCGCGGGGATTATGAGCTGTTCTGGGATGAGGCCAACTGGCAGGCCCTCACGAAGGAATGCCACTCACGCCTGACGGCGCGTGAAGGCCGGAGAACCTATCGGTGAGCGGCGAGCGTGGGCATCGGGCGCTCTGGCGACGTCCTGTCGGCCTGCCGTTCGTCCTGTGCTGGGGCGATGTGGGTGCGATCGCCCATGCGTGCGGCATCACCGTGCAGGCGGTGAGCCAATGGAAGCGGATTCCGGAACGTCATCTGCCCACGATGGCGCGTCGGCTCAACACAACGCCGGAGCGTCTACGCCCGGACCTCGCAATCAGGAGGCACGCAATGAATATCGATATTGATCCAAAGGACGCAGCCATGGCGGAGCGCGCGATTTGCGAGGCGGTCGATGAGGTTGATGGTCATCGCGTTGCGGTTTCCCAGGCAGCTGCGCGTGAGGCACGCTGCGCTCTGGCACTTGCGGAGGCGAAGGCGGAACACGATCGGGCCGTGCTGGCATCCAAGCGTGCCCGCGCGGCTCTGACGCGGGTGCGGAGCGGCCATCTTGCATCTGGCATCCCAGCTGGCCGCCTCGGCCCCCTGGTCCCCTCCCCCTCTCCCGCGATGGAGGGAGGGGGGGTCAAAACCTGAGACGGACCAAAGTGTGGACCGTCTGCCCCCTCTTCTCGCGTCGCCGCGAAATTCCGGAAACTTTTTTTAGGTAGATCAGATGGTTAGAGGAAGAAAGCCGACACCGGACGCGATAAATGAAGCGCGTGGAAACCCGGGGAAAAGGGCGCGGAAAAAGGACACAACCGAGCTTCCGACTATTGCCGGCATCAGCGCGCCCGCACATATGCGCGCAAAAGGCCGGAAATATTGGTCAGAGGTCGCAGGGTATCTTATCGACGCCAGGATCGTGCGCGTGTCGGATCGCAATGCTCTGGCGCGGTACTGCGAAACGCTTGCGGATTATGTTGCAGTAACGCGCGAGCTTGATGGGCAAGGGCACGTCTACTGGACAGAGTCCAATCACGGCAAAATGCAGCGCATCTCGCCATGGTTCGCGGTGCAAGAGCGCCTGGTCAAGAGGTTGCAGGATCTCGAGGACAGGTTCGGCCTGTCGCCTGCCTCTCGGCAGCAGATCGTGGCACGCATGGCGGCCGGATCGCAGGCCGCAATGAATTTCGCCCAGCCGACTGATCCAGCCCCGACCGACGCGCCGGCCGCACCTCCGGAAGCGACAAACCCGATCGATTTTTTTAACACGGTGCATTGATGGACCTACCTGTCCCGCCCATGCCGCAGGGCGGGGAGAAATTCGGTGCATGGTGGGATGAGAGAGCGGCTCAAAAGGCATGCGCCTTTTTCCCGGTCATGCTGCGCCACACCGAGGCCGAGTGGGCGGGACGCCCTTTCGCGCTCCAGGACTGGCAGCGTGATGATATCATCCGGCCGATATTTGGCTGGAAGCGTTCGGACGGCACCCGCCTCATCCGCATTGTATGGATGGAGGTGCCAAGAAAGAACGGTAAAACCGAGCTGGCTGCCGGCCTCTCTCTCCTCATGATGTTCGTCGATCAGGAAATGGGCGGCCAGATCTATTCAATGGCCACAGATCGCGACCAGGCCCGTATTGTGTTCAACAAGGCCGCCGTCATGGCGGGATTTAATGAAAACCTGCACAAGGCCCTCGAGCTTCTCAAGACATCGATTTTCTGTCCGGCGCTTGGCACATCCTTCAAGCCTCTCTCTGCCGGCCCGAAGGGCAAGCACGGGTTTTCGACGACATTCGCCATCGGGGACGAAGTCCATGAATGGCGAGACGGCGAAATTGCCGATGTCGTGCATAAATCGACAGCGGCGCGCCGCCAGCCGCTCGAATTTTACATCACGACGGCCGGGGTGCGCGGGGTCGGCTACGCCGCCGAAATGCACGAATTTGCCCTCGACGTTGCCGCAGGGAAGGTCATCGACCCGACGTTCCTGCCCATTATTTATGCGGCGGGGGATGACGATGACTGGAAATCAGAAGAGACGTGGCGCAAGGCCAATCCGAACTACGGCATTTCCGTCAAACCGGAATATATGCGCGAGGAATTTCTCAAGGCGGAGCGATCGCCCCGCGCCGAGAATGATTTCAAGCGCTTCCATTTGAATATCTGGACCGAACAGGTCACGCGCTGGCTGCCCATGGAAGACTGGATCGGCAGCGCCGGGCCGATCGGATGGCAGGATCTTGCCGAGCATGTCCGGGGGCGCCGCTGCTTCGGCGGGCTGGATCTGTCCATGGTCTCCGACACCAGTTCGCTTTGCTGGTGTTTCCCTCCCCCCGCAAGCGATCCGGGCGCGCCATTTATCTTCGTGTGGCGGTTCTGGCTCCCGGAAGGCGCAATCGAGGGACAGCCGCGCGAAAGACGCGCGCGCTATGACAGTTTCGTTCGCAACGGCGCATTGTCCCTGACGCCCGGGCGCGTCGTGGATAATGATTTCCTCCGCGCCCAGATCAATGCGGATGCCGATCTCTTCAAGCCGGAATGGATCGGCATCGATCCGTTCAACGCCTCTGACATGGCGCGCCGTCTCCAGGACGAGGACGGGTTGCCGATCCAGTTCTTCCGGCAGGGCTTCCTTTCCCTGTCCGCCCCGACGAAAGGCTTCGAGCGTCTTGTCATCATGGGGCGCGTCCAGCATGGCGGCCACCCCGTCGCTACATGGATGGCGCGCAATGCCGTCGTGGTGCGAGACGCCGCCGACAATATAAAACCTGAAAAATCGAGGGCTGCCGACAAGATCGATGGGATCGTGGCCGCGATCATGGCTTTCGCGGGTGCATCAATGATCCCAGAGGAAGCCCCGATCAGCGCGCGCACGGTCGACGGGATCCTGTTCATAGGATGATGCCATGCCACCCCCTCGTCTGAAGCACGCCAGAGAACCGCAAATCTCGCTTCCGAAACCCGCCGAGACAAAAGATGTCGGTACCGGCACACAGCCCTCGCTCGGCATGTTCGCGGCATTAGGCGGTTATCCCGCCAGCACCGGCGTTCCGGTCACGCCCTTCACGGCCATGCAAAGCTCGGCGGTTTACGGCTGCGTCAACCGTCTGGGGCAGGATATCGCCAAGCTGCCGATGGGGCTGCGCACGCGCCTGCCCGACAATGCCGGATACGAAACGGTCTCACGGCATCCGATCCTGCGGCTGATGCAACGCCCGAACTGGTGGATGACCCCGTTCCAGTTCTTTCGCTACATGGTCAGCTGCCTCAAGCTACGGGGCAATGCCTATGCCGCCATCGTGCGCGATGCCGGGGGCCAGCCGATCGAGCTGATCCCGATCGGGCCCGACCGGATCTCGGTCTATGTCAGCCCGCGCGGCGTGGTGTTCTATAATTTCTCACACCCGCTGATCGGGGAGGGTGTCGTCTGGCATTCCGAAAATATCCTCCATTTTCGGGAGATGACCGTGGATGGCGGATATATCGGGATCTCGCCGATCTCCTACGCGCAGGATGTCATGGGTGTCTCGATCGCAGCCCAGAGACAGGCAGCGATCCTCTTCCGCCAGGGCAACCAGACGGGCGGCGTACTCTCGACAGACAAGCCCCTCTCCCCGGAGACAGTCGCGCAGATCAAGAACGAGCTGCTTCTCCAGCATGCCGGCGTCGAGAACTCCTCGAAGCCGATGGTTCTTGGCGGTGGTTTCAAATATGACCGGATGTCGATGACGCCGGACGAAGCCCAGTTCCTCGAAAGCCGCAAGTTTTCGGTCGAGGAAATATGCCGGATATTCGGTGTTCCACCCCATAAGATCGCCCATATCGTCGGAGGGACATTCGCCAATCTCGAAAATCAGGAACAGGCTTATATCAATGATGCGCTACAGCCGCTCGCGACCGAGATCGAGCAGGAAATGGCGCGCAAACTGTTCTTCAGCGATGAAATGGATGACGGTCTGGAGCTGTTCTTCGATTTTAAGGCACTCCTGCGCGGCGATATGAAAACCCGTTTCGATGCGCTCTCCGTGGCGATCCAGACGGGCATCATGAACATCAACGAAGCCCGCTCCGGCGAAGGATACGGGCCCGTGCCCGGAGGCGAGGTCTATCGCTTCCCCCTCAATACGGGGGAAGTTGGCGCGGCCACCCCTCCCCCCACGGGTGCGCCGGGCGACCAGGCCCCGACACCCGCCGATGTCACACCCCCCGCAATCGAGGAATGACCATGCGCCTGATATCACCCGAGCGTTTCGCGAAAATGGCCTGGACGGTCCGCAAGCGTGGGTCCGGGCGCATGCCCGATGATCTGATCGTGACACGCTCATTCGCCGCCGAAATGGAGGCGCCCGTCGAAGGCGTGCGCCAGCTCACCTATCGCATCACAACGGCATGCGTCGATCGCCAGCAGGATACGATCGCCGTCGATGGCTGGGATCTGACGGCCTATCTCAAATCTCCGGTCGTTCTCTGGGGGCACAATCAGGATCTGGTCATCGGCAAGGCGATCTCGATCGAGCGGGACGGCACCGGATTGCGCTCGACGGTTGAATTCCAGCCGGCCGACATGCCGATCGTGGGTGACTGGGCGGAATATGCCTATCGTAGCGGTGTTTCCGGCTTCGTGCGCGCGACAAGCGTCGGGTTTCGCCCAATCGAGTGGGAATTAACCGAAGATGAGGAGCGCGGCGGAGACGGATGGTTCCCGGGCGTCGATTTCAAGCGGCAGGAACTCACCGAATTTTCGGTCGTCGGCGTCCCGGCCAACCCCGAGGCGCTACTGGAAGATCCCCTGATCGTGCCGGTTGCGGGCGCGGCATCGCTCGGGCTTGAAAATCAGGGCGTGAAGGCAGGATCGGCCAGACACGCCGCCGAGCGGCGCAAATTGGATGCTATCCGGCGACAGAGGTTCGCGATACCGGCCTGATACCATCCAAGGCAGGCAGCGGATCGCCTAGCCAAGGATGCTGACATGCCGACACTGGACTCGCTAAAGGAACTCCGCCGCCAGAAGCGCGAGAAAAGCAAGAAATACGGCGAAATCGTCGACCGTCTGGAAAAGCGCATCGCGGCGCGGATCCGCAAGGCCGACGATGACGGAACGGATGTCGATGAGGACGCCGCCGCAGCCGAGGACAAGGATGACAATGACGTCCTGTCCGCCCTGCAACAGCAGATGTCGGCGCTCGACGCCCGCATCGAGCGCGTCGAAAACGCGCTCGATCTGGAGGCCGACGAAGCGGCCAACGATGACCCGGAAGACCCCGAAGAGGGCGGGGAAGAGCGCAATTTCACATCGCGAACGCGCGGTGCTGGGCCGTCCCGCCTCATCACGCGCAATAATTTCGGGCGTGGCTTTCACGTCGATCCGGTGATCCGTCGCAAGCTCGAGCCGGGTGATCAGTTCATCCACTATCTGCTCTCGGTCGGGCATGCCAAGCGCTTCGGCCATTCCAACGCCCTCAAATATGCGGCTGAAACGCTCGGCAATCGCGATGTCGCCAAGGCTCTGGCGGCCGGTGCCCAGACGACGGGCGGTGCCATGATCCCGCAACAATTCGTGGCCGATCTGATCGAGCTGCTTCGCGCGAACGTCGTGGTGCGCAAGATGGGCGCGCGCAGCATGGACATGAGCTACGGCAACATGACCATCCCGCGCCTCGCCGGCGGTGCGACGGCCGGATACCAGGGCGAGCTGGACGATATTTCGCTGTCCCAGGAAACGTTCGACGACGTGCAGTTCTCGGCCAAGAAGCTGACGGCGCTCGTCCCAGTCAGCAATGATCTCATCCGCCGCTCGGCATTGAGCGTCGAGCAAATCGTGCGTGAGGATCTGGTCGAGACAACCGCGCGTCGCGAGGATCTGGCCTTCCTGCTGGGTGCCGGGACGCTCAAGGATACGATCGGTATCCTCAATATGGGCGGATCGGCGATCACAGGCGGGGTTGCATCTCTCACAGGTGCGATCGCAACGCTCAATTCTTGCGAACTGACGCTCAAGACGGGCAATTCCCGCATGCTCTCACCCGGATGGATATTCTCTCCGGCAGTAGAAATGTTCCTCAAGGGTCTCACGGATAGCGTCGGCCATTACTTTTTCCGCGAGGAAATGGAGAGAGGACGCCTCAACGGCTATCCCTACGAGACGTCAACCCAACTCCCGACGAATCTTGGTTCGGACGGTAAGGGCAGCTATATTTTCTTCGTCGATTTCGCGGATATCATCATTGGTGATGCCTATACGGCCGACGTCGAGATTTCCTATGAAGGCGCTTATGTCTCGGGCGGTACCACCGTCTCGGCCTTCCAGCGCGACCAGACCTTGTTCCGGATCATCCGTGAACACGACATCCAGCCTCGCCATCTCCAGTCGATCGCGGTTGCGACCGTCGATGGATGGACGCCCGCCGGATGGGCTGGATATGGCCCGGGTGCGCCTTACAGCACGCAGGCGCTCAACACGTCGCCCAGCGCGGCCCCGAGCGCCACCGGGACGCCATCGTCCTGATCTCTGCACGATTGATCATCCAGGCTTGATTGCCGGGGCGCGTCTGCGGGCGCGCCTTCTCCCCCCTATCGTTATCTGGAGATACCCATGGCCCCTATTCGCAACGCCAATGATCCCGGTGCCGCCGTCCGCTTTCGCCGCTGGTGGAAAGGCTATCAGGTTGGCGATATCGCCCGGTTCGACACCGAGACGGCCCGCCTTCTGGTCGACGGGCAGGTCGCCGCGCCCTACCGCCCGACTAAGCAGGAGGCAGCCGAGGACGAGCGCAAGGCCGCCGATCGCGAAGCCGCCTACAACGAGACGGTCGGGGCCCGCGAAATGGCGATTGCCGCACGGCAGGGTCGCTTCGCCGGCGTCGAGAAGTAAGGACGGAGCGGCGTCATGCCGGTCACGCTCACGCTGCGCGTCACGACGCCGCCACCCGTCACCCCGATCACCCTCGATCACGCGAAACGGCATCTGCGCGTCGATCATGATGATGATGACGATCTGATCGAGGGATATATCTGGGCCGCCACCGCCTGGGCGGAGCGCTATGTCGGCCGCGCGCTCATCACCACGGGCTTCCAGCAGGCGATCGGCGATCAGCCCTACGCCAATGCGTGGCCCATGACGCCCTCGCCCTTGCTGATCCTTCCTCTCGCCTTCTCCTGGCCGCCGCTCCAGTCGATGCCCTATCGGCTTTTGCGCGCTCCAAACGCAGCGATCACGTCGATTACCCTGATCGACCCGACGGATGGTTCGTCCGTGGCGATCACGCCCGACCAGTATGCGTTCGACGCGGCGTCGGAGCCGTCGAGATTTTGGCTTAACAACACCGCACCGCTCCAGCGCCGCCAGAGTCTCATCGTGTCGTTTACCGCCGGATACGGCGCAACCGATGCCCTTGTGCCCCGGGATATCAAGCTCGCGGTGGCCATGCTCACAGCCTATTTTTACGAAAACCGGGGAGATATGGACATGAGCGCCATGCCTGCGGCGGCGGAGTGTCTGCTCGCCAATCATCGCCTGGTCTGGCTCGGTGGCTGATGATGAGCGCGTGCGCATCGGTCGGATGCGCTGGCCCGTCCTGATTGCGCGCCGCGATCAGGATCCGGACATCACGGGCGTCTCGATCATCGAGACTTACCCTGACATGGTGCAGGTGCGGGCGGACGTGCAGCCGGTCGGGGGCGCCACATACTGGGGATCGATGCAGGTCGATACCGGGATCACCCACCGTATTTTCATGCGCTGGTTTCCTACGCTCTCGACCACGCATGTGATCTTCAGGACCACGGCCCTGCCGTCCAGCACGCCGGATGCGCCCGTCTGGCGCGTCGAGCGCTATCGGATCCGCCGGTGGAAAGAGCTTGGCGGACGCAAGCGGTTTATCTGCGTCGAGGGCGAGCTGGAGCGCACGGATATTGTGGGGGGCGACGATGGCAGGTGACAGCCGCATCGAGATCGTGGTGCCGGCCTATGCGATCGAATTTGCCAAGGTCAATCTGGCCAAAAGCCTGCGGGTGGCCGGTCGCGATGTGGTCGTTCTCGCCCGCCAGAAGATCCGGAGCGCGGTTGGCGGCGGGCGTCTCTATTACGGTCCCGGAGGCTCGATCAAATATCGTGGTGGCGCGAAGACGGGGCGGTATCGCGCATCCGCTCCCGGGCAGGCCCCGGTTAACCTGACGGGCGAAACGGCCCGCTCCCTGCGCGTCCGGTCCGCCGGGAAATTATCCGTCCGGGTCATCGACGCGGCCTTTCAGGCCAAGATCCTCGAAGCCGGCGCTCAGGACAGCAATCGCGTCATGGCCCCGCGTCCTTTCATGTCGTCCGCTCTGACCGAACTGGCGCCCGGCATCTCCCGTCGTCTGGCCGATGCCGCGATCCGGGATATGGTCATGGAAAGGTTGAAGAAATGAACGCCGATGATGTGATCCGCCAGATCAAGGCGAACACCCGGTTTTTCCTGCACGACGGGGCGCCACAGGTGGCAGGTGCCGCCGAGGCAACGCAGGCGATCGACAAGGCATGGCTCCATCGTCCCGCCGCCTATGTGATCGCGCTCGAGGACGAGCCCGAACCGAATGTCTCGCTCAATGGCCTTGATCAGGTCGTGACGGAATCGATCGCCGTCATCGTGGATCTGTCCAACCGGGCCGACCAGCGGGGGCAGGAAGCATCCTCCACCGTGGCCGATGCCCGGGCCGATCTCTTCACCTGCCTGCTCAACTGGTGGCCTGACGGGGCCAATGCGATCCAGGGCATGTCCTATGCCGGGGGGCATCTGGTCCAGATGGATCGCGAGCGCCTGCACTGGCAGTTCCGGTTTTCCTTGAAAATACAGATTACGGACGCCGACGGATATCAGCCGCCTGGCGATCCGGTGACAGATATCCACGCCACTCTAACCAACCCCGACACGCTGGCTCCCACGCCGATCGCGTTCGACATCCGCCCGGAGACATGATCATGAGGGTGTATCCCGTTACGGGGCGCACGGTGCGCGACCCGATCACGCGGCTCACGGTGCCAGACGATGGTTTCGCCGTGGGCGATTACGATGCGTTCTGGCAGCGGCGCTTGCGTGATGGCGACGTCTCGCTCCAGGCCCCGGCCGATCGCGCCCCCCATGGGGAGGATGCCGCGTCGTGAGCCAGTCCATCACTTTCCCGAATTATCCGATCACCAATCGCGTTCCGGGCGTTTTCGCGGATCTCGACCCCAGCCAGGCCAATACGGCACAGGTTAATCTCCGCTCCCTCATCGTCGCGCAGATGACCGCCAGCGGGGCCGCCGTGCCTGGACAGCCGGTGATCGTGCCGAGCCTGGCACAGGCCATCATCATGTTCGGGGCGGGCTCGCAGGCCGCGATCGCCGTCCAGCATTATCGCAATATCGACACGTTCGGCGAACTATGGGTGCTCCCTCTGTCGGACGATCCGGCTGCCCAGGCGGCGACGGGCGCGATCGGGATCACCGGTACCGCCTCGGCATCCGGAACGCTCGTGTTGCTGATCGACGGCGTATCGATCTCGGTTGCCTATAATGCGGGCGATGCAGCCGCCACGATCCTCGCCCGCATCGCGCCCGCCATGGCGTCCGTGGTCGGGATACCGGTCTCGGCGGGTACGGTCGCAAACGGTTCATTACCCCTGACCGCCCTCAACAAGGGTGCATCGGGCAATGACATTTTACTGGGGATATCGACGCAATCGACGGCCTATACCTCCGCCGGTCTGACCGTCACGCTCACCCAGCCGTCCGGCGGGTCGCAGAATCCTACCGCTCTCGCAACCGCGCTTCTGGCGCTCGGCTCCAAGACGTTGGACATGATCGCCTGCCCCTATGCGGATGCGGCGAGCCTCACGGCGCTGCATGCGTATATGTCCACGGCAACCGGGCGCTGGTCATGGGCGCAGATGCTCTTCGGCCATGTCTATACCGCAATCCGGGGCACGCTCGGCACGGTCACGTCCTTTGCGGGATCAGTCAATGATGAGCATCTGACCGTCATGCCGATCGCGGATTCCCCGCATGCTCCCGTTCGATGGGCGGCGGAGATCGCGGCATCGGTCGCCATTAAATATCGCAACGATCCGGCCCTGCCGATCACGCAGATGCCCCTGACGGTCGGGCCGCCGAGCCTTCCCAACCAGTGGACGTTCACGGAGCAGAATACGCTACTCTACGAAGGTCTCTCCACGCATAGCGTCGCCGATGACGGCACCGTCTCGATCCAGCGCCTGATCACGACATACCAGCTCAACGCCGCCGGAATGGCCGATAACGCCTATCTCGATGTCGAAACGCTCAACACGCTGGCTTACGTCATCCGCGATCTGCGCGCTTTCCAGTCCCCCTACCTCACCATGAAGCTGGTGTCGGACACGACGGCCATCGCGGGCGGATCGAACGCGCTCAATGCGCGCGCCGTCCGGCAAGCGCTCATCAGTCGCTATCGCCAGCTGGAGACGGCCGGATATGTGCAGGGCAGCGATGATTTTGCGTCCGGCATTGTCGTCGAGAATAAGGGCGGCGGCGTGCTGGCCGAAAGCCTGCCGATCAATGTCGCCAACCAGGTGCGCGATATCCCCATGCTGATCCAATTCCGGAAGAGCTGACATGGCACAGTCCCCCATGCGCCGCGCGGGTGTCACCGCCGGCTTCATCAACGGCGCGCCTTACGACATCACCGAAGCGCGCTACAGCCCGTCCAACTGGGTGCGCGAAACCCTCAAGGGCCTCAACGGCGTGCATGGCTTTTCGGAACTGCCGCAACAGGGCCGCATCGTCATGACCGTGCGCGACGCGGGCGGCATGACCGTGCGCGATTTTTCATCGATGACCGATACTGAGGTTCATCTCCAGCTCGCCAACGGCAAGACGGTCGGTGGATCGGGCATGTGGGTGACAGAGGCGATCGAGGTCAACGTGGCGGAAGCGACCTTCGAAGTCACGTTCGAGGGCGCGAATGTCACGGAGGCGCTGGCATCATGAGCACGCACCTCAAGCCGAAGCCCGAGCCGATGCTGATCATCCCGCTCGATGCCCCGATCGAGTCCGGCAAGACGATCTATACCGAGCTGACGCTCGCCGAGCCGAAGGCGCGCGCGGTACTCGAGGCGGAAAAGCACCTCAAGGGTCCGTCCCTCGGGCCGTCCGATCTGCGCCTCTACCAGCTCACGCTGGTGAGCCAGACGGCCGGCATCCCCTTCAGCGATCTGCGCGACCTCTTCCCCATTTCGGTCATCAATGAGGCGTCGAGATATCTTCAGGGTTTTCTGGAGGCTGGCGAGCCGATTGGCGAGAGCGCGTCCGCAGGCTGACGCTCCTGGCCCGCTGGCCGATCGATAACAGCCTGTCCCTGACGCCGGGAGAGATCGAGACATATCTCGGCGGTCGATCACGCCAGCCGGACGCTTGATCAGATCAATAAACGCATCAATGCCATGACGGCACCCGTGCGACGCTTTCGCCGCTCCTTCGGAAAATTCCTCGACGCCTCGGGCGTCAATCGGGTGGCAAGCGCCTTCAAGGGCTGGGCGGTAGCAGGTCTTGGCGTCGCCCAGTCTCTCGCCCGCATCATCGAGCCTCTGGGCGCGATCACGTCCGTTGCATCCCTTGCCGGGCTCTACAAACTGACGACGGGATGGGCGCAATTCGGGCGGCAGCTGGGCTTTGACGCGCAGCGCATCGGCATCATGCCCGACAAGCTCCAGGCATTGCAGGGGGCCGCCGAAGAGGCAGGCGCATCCGCTGGCAGCATGACGTCCGGCCTGCGCACGCTGCGCGACAACATGGTCAATGCGCTCGGCGGTCGCGACGCGCAATCAATGCAGTATTTCCGCCAGCTCGGTATCTCCATCCAGGGGGCCGGCGGAAAGGTCCGTGACGTGACGCAGGTGCTGCCGGAGCTGGCGGACAAGATCGCGGCAATCAAGGATCCGACCTTGCAGGCTCGTGTGGCCACGCAGCTGCTCGGTGGTGCAGGCGAAGAGCTGCTGCCGATCCTGCGCATGGGCGCAAAAGGCATGGCCCAGTATGAGGCCAATGCGAGACGCTTCGGCGTCACGAATCAGGCGGGTGTCGAAGCGGCGAACCGGTTTTCCTATTCCCTCGTCCAGCTCAAGCTGGCCGCCACCGGCCTGGGATACTCGATCGCGCAACAGGTCGCCCCGTCGCTTGAGCCGCTGCTCAAGTGGTTCACGGATCTGATCAGCAAAAACCGGGAAGCGATCGCCGCCCGCATCGGTGAGGTCGTGCGGCAGTTCGCCCAGTGGATCCAGAGCGTGCCCTGGGCGCAGGTCGGCGATGATATCAAGTCCATCTATGACGGGGCGGAAGATGTCGCCAAGGCGCTCGGCGGCTGGCAGGAGGTCGCCAAGATCGCGTTTGAGGCGATGTTGCTCAAGCTGTTTGGCCCGACGCTCGTGCAGCTTGCCCTGATCACGGTGCGCGCCGGCATTGCCGCCAGGGCGATCGCCGGTATCGGCAAGGCCAAGCTCAACGGTTTGTCTGAAAATGCAGCGGCTGAACTGGCGTCGGGTGGGCGTGGCAGGATGCTCGGACGCATTGGCCGCATCGGTGGCTGGGGTGCTCTCCTGGCAGCGCTCGGGTACACGGCGTGGGAAGGCGGTTCGCCGTCCCTCTCGTCGCATGACACGATTCTCAAGGGTGGCCCGCTGGATGCTGATGTCGGCGCGGAAGCAGGCCGTGTCGCCAGAAAATACGGGCTCGACGAAAACCAGTTTCGGGCCCTGCTGGAAACCGAACACGGCGGAAAGGATCGTGTCTCCGGTGCCGGGGCGTTCGGCCCTGCGCAGCTCATGCCGAAAACCGCAGCCGGGCTGGGCGTTGCATCAGGCGTCGATCAGCCCGGCTATAACTGGCGCGACAATCTCGATGCGGGCGGCCGGTATTTCTCGCAGCTTCTCAATCAGTTCGGCGGCAATTATCAGGCCGCCGAAGCTGCCTATAACGCCGGCCCGAATAATGCGGGCGTGCGCAAGTTTGCCGCAACGGGCGATATGTCCGGACTGCCGAGCGAGACAAAGGGCTACGTCCGGTCGATCGACCTGCACGTCAAGGTCGATCACGCTGGCGGATCGGGCACGAACGTCACGGTGACGGGCGGCAAGGTCAATGGCCAGCCCGTCAAGCCGATTGTCCGGCAGGCCATGCCCTCCGCCATCTATCCGTCCGGGATGTAGCCATGTCCGTCATTGATCTCATGATCCCCGCCGTCTGGCGGGGTGTTCCATTCCAGGTCGTGGCCAGTTCGGTGCGGGTCGGCCGGCGGGTCGCGGTGCATGAATATCCCTTCAGGGATCAGCCATGGGTCGAGGATATGGGGCGTGCGCCCCGCGTCCTGTCTTTCGCCGGGCGCCTGATCGGGGATGATGTCTATCTCAAGCGCGCCCTCATGCAGGCCGCGTGCGAACTGTCCGGCCCCGGCCTGCTGATCCATCCGACGCTTGGTCCGGTGCAATGCAGCCTCGCCGAGCCCGTGGCGCTGCGCGATTCCGGGACCGCCCAGCGCGTCGTCGAGTTCGAAATGACGTTCATCGTGGGTGGCGATCGGGTCTATCCCAGCCTCCTGCTGGACACGCAATCCGCCATTCGTCTCGCGGTGGCTTCCGCGCTTCTCATCGTCGGCGAGGCGGTGGCATCCGCCGTATCTGGAAGCGGCAATTATGCTGCAACCGTCTCTCTCGGCGCGCAGAATGTCGCGACGGCGTGGGGCAATCAGGCCACGATCGTTGGTAGCGATCCGGCGGCGATCGCTGCTGAGGCGTCGGGTCTGACCGGGTATAACGGGCGGTTCGATGGCGGCGCGCTCGCCGTGCCGGCGGCGGCTAGTGCTACGGTCGCCTCGCAACAGGCTGCTGTCGTCACGTCCCGCGCGGCCATCGCCGATGCGGTGGCGTCCCTCTCATCCGCCGCCGGAAGTATTGTCACATCCCCCGATTCCTGCTCCGCGCAGGCCCGGGCCGCCATCGTGGCGATCGAGGGAGCGGCCATCAGTCCAGCGGACCAGATCAGGCTCCTGTCGGGCCTCGCCGGGTTTGCGCCCGCGACGGCGGCAGGAGCCGCCCCGATCGGAGCCGCGATCGCGGCAGCCCAGACGGCGCTCGGTGCAATGTTGCGGCGGCAGGCTCTTCTCGGGCTTGCCGAGGCGATCGCCGCCTATCAGCCCGACAGCGCGGAGGATGCCCGCTCGGTCCTCACCATGGCCGTGGATCTGTTCGACGCCGAGATCGTGACGGCGGCGGATGGCGGAGACGGCGCGGCCTTTGGATGGCTCCGCGCCGTGCGGACGGCGATCGTGCAGGATCTCGACACGCGCGGCGCAAAGCTCGCGCACCTGCGTTCCTTTGCCATGGCGGCGTCGATGCCCGCCGTTGTACTGGCATGGCGCTTCTATCAGGACACCGGGCGCGTGCGTGATCTGATATCGCGCGCCAGCGCGCCGCATCCCCTCTTCATGCCCCTCCAGTTTCAGGCGCTCGATACATGACCCAGATCGGCGGCACGCTCCCCTATATTCCGCAGGATGTCGGCCTGGTGATCGGCCAGACAGGTTGGAAAGGCTGGGACTCCATTCGCATCACGCGGGGCTGCGAACGCTGCCCGTCGGACTTCGACCTGTCCGTGACCGAGCGCTATCCGTCCGCATCACAGATCGATATCCAGCCCGGGCAGGCATGCCACCTCGTCGTGGCCGGCGGCACCCTGATCACCGGATATGTCGATCTCTACAGCGCCGCCGTTGATGCCCAGTCCCATGGCGTCCGCATCGGGGGGCGGTCCCGGTGTCAGGATCTGGTCGATACACATGCCGTCGTGCCTAACGGGCAGCTGGGCAACTGCACGATCGTCACCCTCGCGGAACGCCTCGCCTCCCCCTACGGAATCCAGGTTGATTCCTCATCCGTTGTGCTTCCGTCGGACACGTCAAAGTCAATCCTGCCCATGTTCAACGTGACGATGGGCATGACGCCGTATGACCTGATCGAGGCCAACTGTCGTTACTATGCGCTCCTGGTCTATGACGCGCCGGACGGCAATCTGGTTCTTAGCCCGGTGAGCACGGCAGAACATGCAAGCGGCTTTGCCGAAGGGGTCAATGTCCAGTCAATGGAAGTGACCTTCCGCATGGATGAGCGCATGAGCCTGTATTATCCATGCCTGTTCAGCGTTCTGTCTTTTAATGATTATTCCGGTGGCAATCAGGGGAATATATTTTCCCCAGTGAAGGACGATGGCGTATCTCGATATCGCCCTTACTTTGTTATCAGCGAACAATATTACAACGGATCATACATGGCCCAGCAACGCGCCCGGTGGGAAGCACAGCGCCGACGTGGGCGATCGCAGGCGGTGCGGATCGTATGTGACAGCTGGTATGACAGGGCCGGCACCCTTTGGACGCCCAATCGGCTCGCTCCTCTCGATCTGCCCACCCTCAAGCTGCCCGGGAAAAAATGGATCATCACGGAAGTGACCTACTTTGCCGATCAGACGCGCGGGACGGGTGCGGAGCTGACCCTGATGCCGCCCGAGGCATTGACTGTCGAGCCTGCCTTCCCCCTGGCGTTTGACTATCAGGTCGCCCAGGCCCTCGCGCAGGGGGCCGCGCCATGATGCGATTTTTGTCCACGCTCTTCGGAACCGGTCGCACGACGACACCCCCAGCCGATACAGGCCCTATTCAGACGGTGCAGGTGCGGCTCTCGCAATATGAGACGCTCGATGCGCGCAATGTGATGACGGCCTATGGCCTGATCAGCTGCCCGCCTGTCGGCAGCGATGTCCTGCTCGCCTGCCTCTCGAACGATCGGTCCAATTCGATTGTCATCGGGCATAATCATCAGCAACACCGCTTTACCGGGGCGCAACCGGGCGAAGCCGGGATTGCGAATCCGCTGGCCGGATCGTCGATCCTGCTCAAGGCCAATGGAGATATCGTCATCACCTGCGCCTCGGGCACGATCACCGCGGAGGGGGCCACGATCACGGCCAGGGATTTCGTGACCGAATCCGGGGTCTCTCTCGCGGACCATCTGCATGGCGGCGTCCAGATAGGCGGAAGCAACACAAAGGGGCCGGTGCCGTCATGACCGATATCCGCCTGATCTTCGACAATTCCCAGGGCGTGTGCGACTGGGTGCTCACCGGTGATGATCTTGATACGAGTGATGATCTCGAGACTGCCGTGCTCTTCAGCCTGTTCACCGATTGCCGCGCGCCGGACGGGACTGTCCCGCCGGACGGCACCACGGATCTGCGCGGATGCTGGATCGATGGCGTCGAGGGGTTTTCGATGGGCTCGATGCTCTGGACGATCGAAAACGGCAAGAAGGCGGGAAGCATGCTCACGCACGCACGCACGATCTGCGAACAGGCCCTCCAGTGGCTCATCGATGACGGCGTGGTCGGGGCGATCTCCGTCGCCACGACGTGGCGCAACGGATCGACCTTGAATATCACCATCACTCTCACGGCGCCGGACGGCTCCGACCGCACCTTCACATATGGCTGGGCGTGGAAGGACATCCATGCCCTATCAACAGCCGACCCTTTCTGATCTGTTCGCGCAGGCGATGAACGATGTCGTGGCGACGAACGTCACGACGGGAAGATCACTGCTATCGCGATCCGTGTTGCGCGTGCTGGCCTGGGTGCTCTCCAACCTGACCTGGGGCAATTACGATTATATTGCATGGTGCTACCGGCAATCCGTGCCCTGGACAGCAACAGACGAAAATCTCGACGCATGGGGAGCCCTGCGGGGCGTCACCCGGAAGGCCGCAACAGCTGCCGTCGTAACGCTCACCTCGACCGGAAATGTGGCATCGACCGATCTCGCCGCCGGGACCGGCCTCACGCGAAGCGACGGGCTCACCTTTACGACGACATCCGATGCGACGACGGATGCATCCGGCACCGTCACCTGCACGGCGCAGTGCGATACGCCCGGTGCATCGGGCAACACGACGGCAGGCATGAGCTTTACGCTTCAGGCTGCGGTTCAGGGCATCAATGCCGCCTTTTCCGCATCCGCTACCGTGACGGCCGGCGCGGATCAGGAATCCAATGACGATCTGCGTAGCCGTATCATGCAGGTATACCCCAGCCGTGACGGTGGCGGTCGGGCGGTTGATTATATCAAGTGGGCGCTGGCGGTCGATGGCGTGACGCGCGCCTGGTGCAATCCTAACGGGTTTGGTGCCGGGTCGGTCGTCATCTATGCGATGCTCGATCAGGCCCGCGCGGGTAGCGGGGGTTTCCCACAGGGCGATAACGGGGCGGCAACCGACGAAACCCGCTTCACCGCCGCGACGGGCGATCAGCTCGAGATCGCCAATGCCCTCTACCCCGAACGGCCCGTGACCGCGCTTGTCATCGTCTGCGCGCCGATCGAGGCTCCGATCAATGTCGCGCTTTCGGGGCTTGCACCTTCAACGGCTGCACAACAGGCCGCCATCCAGGCGGCCCTTGCCGATCTCTATTTGCGTGTCGGTTCTCCGCTCGGCATGGCGCTCGATCCATCCGCGATCGAAAGCGCCATCCTGTCGACGGGCGCCACGGCCTTCACGATGACATCACCATCGGCCCCCGTACAGCTGCCGATCGGATCGATCCCGGTGGCGGGCACGCTGACCGTCTCATGAGCATCCCGACCTATAATGCCCGGCAGTTTCTTTCGGCAGCGCTGAAGACCCTGCCGCGTGGGCGCGCCTGGCCGCGCACGCTCACGGGCACGATGGCGCGTGTCCTGTCGGGATACATGCCGACCCCCGCACGCGTCACGACGGCGGCGGCCGGCATGGTCGCGGACGTGTTTCCGTCAACGGCCCTGTCCATTCTCGATGCATGGGAAAGCACCCTCGGCCTGCCCGATCCATGCGCCGGAGAAAGCCCGACGATCGCCCTGCGGCAGGCGCAGGTGACGGCCCGTTTCGCCGATAGCGGAGGGTCATCGATCCCGTATTACATCAATTTCGCAGCCACTCTCGGGTATCAGATCACGGTGCAGGAGTTCGCACCCGCGCGGGTTGGTGTCGTGCGGATCGGAACGCCGATCTACGGGCCCGACTGGGCCTTCGCATGGCGCGTCATGTCTCCCGGATATACGCCTATCGATGCGCGGATCGGGACCGCACGCATTGGCGACCCTCTGATGAGCTGGGGAAATTTCGTCCTGAAGTGCGAAATCAACGCCCGGTCTCCCGCGCACACCATCGTGGCTTACGCGCAAAACGGCATCAACCTTCTCACCGATTTTGGCGGCGATATTATTTAAGGATCGAAGATGTTCCAGATTGATATTCCGACTGCCGTTGCAACCATGCCGACACCAGGTTCAGCCGGATCACCGGGGTTTTTCACCTCGGGAAATGCTGCGACAGGTCTTGCGGCGACAATCATCGATCAGGACTTCATGAACAATATCATGATGGAACTGGTCAATATTGTCTCCGCTCTTGGAGGAGCGCCCGACAAGTCGAAGAACAATCAGATCGCAACACTTCTTGTTAGTACATTTCTACAAGCATCATCCTTCGGGTTCTGGACGCCCTATACCGGGTCCACGACGATAACCGTTCCCTCCGGCATGACGAAATTCGAGTGTTACCTGACTGGCGGCGGCGGTGGCGCTGCCGGATGCACGGCGTCCGGGTCCACCGGGTCATATGCGAATGTCTCTGGCGGGGGTGGTGGAGCGGCTGGATCCATATACATCATCATAGGGGTCAACCCGGGAGACAAGATACAGATATCGCCCGGTAGCGGAGGGAGCGGGGGGGCCGGGTCGGGTTCCGGGACGCCCGGCGGCGCGACCACCTTGAGCGTCAACAATACCCTGCTTGCGACGGCTGGCGGCGGCAGTTACGCCGCATGGGCGAACAGCACGCAATCCACGGGAGGGTCGCCCGGCGGAGGGACCATTAATTCGACCTCCGGTGTGCTGAGCAGCCTGGTGCTTACTGGTGGCTATGGGTGCGACGGCCAGACCGGACAGCTGATTTTCGCAGGATTTGGAGGCGCATCCCTGTGGGGCGGCGGAGGCCGCGCCGGAAACGGTGGTGGTCTGGCAGGTCTCGCGCCGGGTTCGGGCGGCGGGGGTGCATACAATACCGCATCAGGCAGCAATACCGGAGGGGCTGGCGGCGCAGGACTTGTGCTGGGGAGGCTGCTCCCATGACCAGTCCAGTCAACAGTGCTCCGGACTGGCCGTCATACTCGGCCACGGGCAACCCTGATGACATTCTGCGGTCCACCCGCGTTGCTGCCCAGTTCGGGGTCAAGATCGATTCGCAGGATGGACAGGCGGATGGTCTGGCGCTGACAAACGGCAGCGCCGTCGGAACGGATGCAAGCGAGGCTGTCGCCATGGCCGCCAACGCATCGATGGCACGTACACATGCCGAGCGGACGTCTGCCCTGCCCCAGCCGCATGATTACCTTGCAAGCGGGCAATCAGTTTCCGACCTTGTGTCAGGCAAGATCGATATTGGGCCCATTGTCAATCTGATGATCAGTAAAGGGGTCAAAACGATACATTTCCCATGCGGGACATACCGTGTGGCCACGACCATCAATCTGATAAATAATGTATCCTTGAGCGGAGACGGATTCGGAACGATATTTTCTATACAGATGACTTCTGGGTCTGTCGTATCCGGCGTTGCCGTAAGCTATGTACGAATACATGACCTATGTTTTCAAGCGGACGTTACACGAACATCAGGCGAAGCTATTTTCTTGCAAGACTCGTTCGAGAACAGGTTCTGGAACATTATTTTTTCTAACGGATCAGGCAGGCATTGGCACAATATCCATATCGCAGGATCGAACGGGACGCATATCGTGCGTGTGGCCGGTCGCGGTGGGGGCGGAGACGGAATTTGGGTTGAGGGCTCATCGAAATACAGCCAGGACACTTATATTTCCGAGTCCGGTTTTGACGGATATGATAGTGCGCCTCTGCATGTCAGCTGGTCATCAGGGCTGTATATCAGCGCCATGGATCTCCTGGGCGGTAAGGTCGCGGGAGTTTTGCTCGACCCCGATAGCTCCAAAAGCCAGGAAGTGGATGGGTTTCGGGGGACTGCGGTCTTAGCAGACAGCAATAAAGGACCAGGATGGTTGCTGGGTGGCACTGGCCCGATAACCGAATTCAACATTACGAATTGTTGGGGCAGCACAAATGGTTATACCCCGGGAACCCTGAACGTCGCAGGCATTGCCGCAGGTTTCGTGGTCACAAACCCCGCATCGAACAACGTTGTTGTGTCTTCGTGCGAATTTCACGCAAACACGGGAACGGGGATAGACTTCGAAAACGGCACACATCTGTCGGCCATAGGGAATATGGTTTTCATGAACTCCGCCGGAAAAAGTGGCGGATATCCCGGAATAAATGTCGGGTCGAACCCGAATTTCGTAATAATAGCAAATAATATGTCCGGTGCCGGAGGCGAGGCTCAAAACTACCAGAGCGGAATTTCCCAAAGCGCGCAGAACTACGGTATTCTCTCATCACTCCCGACCGGAGATACAGGGCATTACGCCATCTTCACCGGAAATCTGGCAACAGGAAACCAGACTGGCGGCTTCAGCATCCCTACTTCCACGAGCGATCCGAATATCGTTGCCGCCAATAATGTCGGGTTTTAGCCCTTGAAAATTGGCGGCCCGACATCTGCGGCAATTTGTTCCGGGGACGTCGTCTGCGATGCGGTGCGTATGGTCACGATCGTTGATCACGCGATCACACGCACCACGTCGCAGGAGCATCACCTTGGCCCAATGGTCGCCATCCGCGCGGATCGCGCGCATCCCGGATCCGCGGTGCATGCCGTATCCGGGCATATCGTTCAATCGTCGTCTAGGCTGGCCGAAAGCCAATATCGGCGGCGGCGCTGACTACAGCGTCGATTTCGGATCGCTTCTGGCGGGCGGCGAGTATGTCGTCACATGCGCCTTCGGGACGGCCGCCATCGCCAGCCAGGCATGGACGAGCATTTTCGGCAATGTCGGCACGGCCTGGCTGACATGGACCGCAAGCGGGGTGCAGTCGATCCCCGTATGCGTGCTGACCAGCCTCGGGAATGTCTATCAGGTCGATGTCACGATCTGCATCAGCGCCGAGGCCGCGCTGATCACACCGATCCCGCCCGCCGTGAGCGGCAATGTCGTCAGCGGCGTGTCAATGGCGGCATGGCTTTCGAGCCTGCCGACGACCACCCCCTCAAACGGGGGCTGGTGGAACAATGCGGGCGTCCCCGCCTTTGCCGGCACCGTGACCGCCCCCTCCGGCTCGACCACGCCCGACACGCTGGCCACCCAGATCCAGATGCAGGCGTGGCTTGCCACCCTTCCGACATCGCCGCCGTCGTCCGGCGGCTGGTGGAACAATGACGGCGTCCCCGCCCAGGCAGATGCGAGCACCGCAGCATGAGATACAGTCCAGCCCTCGCCCTCTCCTTGCTTGCATGTGGGACGGCGCATGCCCAGTTCCTGGCGCAGCGTGGATTGCTTGCGCCCAATATCCAGGCATTGATGCACAATATGGCGACAGGTGGTGATGCGCCTGTGCTGACGATAGGCGGCACGCAGAACGTCTATACTTTGCCGGGGCAAAATATGGACCCCTATATTCAGCCGCACGCGCTCATGCTGGGAGCGCAGAGAGCGGGGAGCGGAACATCGGCCACGGCGACCGATCTGCTCGGCACCGGATCGTCCATCGTCCTGCGCGGGATGCCGGATGGCTATATGGATATGGGTTGCCTGATCTGCTCGGTGATGACGCCGCAATCGGTGTTTCAGGCACGCGCCGGTATTTCCGGCAATCTGACGGACCCGAGCAATATCGCCAACGATCCGTCCTATGACAGCGTGGTCGACTATGAGCAGCCGGGCAGCACCGAGCCTGAGATCGTGCTCACGGGCGTGACCTATGATGCAACGCACATCTATCTGCCGTCAGGCAGCTACCTGACGCCCCAGCAGATCGCCCGTATCCATCCGAACCAGTATATCGCGACGAACTCGATCACGTCCGACGTGGCCGCGCCGACCTATCCGACCGATAGCGGCCTGCAAAACCCGACCTCCGGCACGTCCCTTGCGCCGCATAATTATTATGTTTCGCTCGTCTCGAGCGTGGCCTCGGATGGCTCATCCATCACAGTGCAGGGATGGGGGATCCATAATGGCAACTCCACCGGCCATGCGTGGCGGTCGGGTGACGTTCCGGGCACGACATACGATACGGTCCGCAGCAATTTCGGCCAGGCCGTCGCCATGATCGGTGCGCCGACCCAGGCAGGCGGCCGGAACATTTTTATGAGTTTCGATCCCACGAATAACCCACACTCGCTGGTGGATTACTTCAACGCTGATGAAATCGACATCCATTACGGCGGCACCGCGTCCAATCAGGCGACCATGCGCGGGCTTGTGATCTCGATGGATTGTCAGGGGCCGGCGCAGGGCAGCGGCAAGTGCCTGCACCCGACCTATGATTCGACGGGGCTCATCATCAACGGCCTCAATCTTCCTAACGGCATCCAGAACACAGTCGCGGGGTGGGCGAACGAATATAAGGGCTACAATTACTATATCCCCGGCTCGGAGGCGCCTGCCGTGGGGCAAGGAAACGCGCATACCTCGTACGAGAGCATGACGCCCTCCGCTGACGGGCATCAGCTCGTCACGCGCTCATGGGTGCAGCAATATGACAGCGCTGCCTCCCCAACCTGGACGGATTACCGGGTCAATCTTGGCCTTGTGATTGACGGCACACGCTGGGACAGCTCGGCGAAGACCGGCTCGAATATGGGCTATCTGTCGTTCGACTATAGCGCGGCGAACCTTGGCGGCATCTGCCTAGTCGGCAACAACACGGCCAGCCTGAACGCTGATATCCCCGGCCTATGCGTGCGTGGCGATGGAAGCGCGTGGATCGGCGACGCCCTCAATCTCCAGTCGGGTAAGCCGATCGAGGCGCATACCAGCAGTGGCGGGGCTGGCGCGACGCTCTATGGCGACAATAACGGCGACTGGCAGATTGGCACTCAGGTTTCCGGGGGCGGCAATCTCCGGGGCGTCAACGGCTATTACGGGTCGAGTGCATCGATCACCGGGACGGCGACGCTCGGGGTCATGATCGCCCAATGGCTGGAGACGCAGGCCAGTGGTGCGATCACCATGCACGAGGGGTCGATCGTCAAATGGGAGACCGCCTCGAACGCGACCACGACGACCATCCAGGGGGATGACAATGGCGATCTGACCCTTGGAACCCAGGTTTCGGGCGGGGCCAATCTGCGCGGCGTCAATGGTGTGTATGCGGCCAGTGCGACCCTGAGCGGCCTGTCCGGATCGGGCAATGCCTACGCCTGCCTCGACAGTAGCGGCCACCTCTATCGCAGCGCGACTGCCTGCAACTGATCGGATAATCATCATGCGTAAACTGATCTGCTTTGCCCTATTTGTTTGTGGGACGGCACATGCCCAGACAGCGGCCCCACTGACATATGTCGCCGACGATGGCAGCCAGGCGACGCCTGCCGTGACCACGCCGCTCGTTGACGGCACGCCCGCCATCCCGACCTATCAGGATGCTCTGGGGCAGCTGAAATCGCCCGTCGTCACCGTTTCGGTCTGTTCGGTCGACGCCAGCGGCGTTCCTCTTCTTTGCCCCCAGGGCATCACACAGACGGCGGCGGACGCGCGCTATGCCCAGCTATCGGGAGCCGTATTCGGGGGGGCGATCACAGCGCCTTCGCTCACCGTTGGATCGAGCACGGCCGCCGGGACTGGGCTTTACTACAACGGGACATCGAAGGCGTATCGTGTGTTGACCTATCAATCCGCTGGCGCGAGCCGCTTCGCCATGGGGCTTTTCCCCGGCGATGATTTTTATGCGGTGGCCTATCCTGATGCCGGGGGTGTCAACACGATCTTTTCAGTGAATCACAATACCGGATTGATCGCGCTCAATCAGCTGGTCCAGATGGTGCCGATGACGCACGCGGCGATCATGGCGCTGACCAATGTCCTGGAGGGTAGTCTCGCTAATGACGCGACCAACCATGCCTTGCTAGTCTACGAAAATGGATCGTGGTGGCAGCTCAATGCCACGCAGGTGACTCAGTAACGTGCCTTGATAATGCACTATGTCCCCTCTCTTTGCGCAGCATGAGCGCATGACCTGACGCATCCTCTTCCGATCGGTAGGAAGTGGATGTGCATGTGATGAGCCCGGCAATGGGTACGCCCAGAGATATCAGCGAGCGCGTCAGCGTCGTCGAGATCGGGCTCAACAACCTCAGTGTCCAGGTCAATGCGATCCAGGCCGAAAACAAGGAAGCGTTTTCCCGGACCGATCGCGCTCTTGCCGATCAGCAGCTCGCGATGCAGGCGGGCTTCGACAAGGTCGCCGACGCGATGGCGCGTGGCGGCCGTCCGAACTGGCCGATCTGGCTGACGATCCTTGGCCTTCTCGTTTCGTGCGCCGGCGCGGTGCCCTTCATCGTCCGGGCCGAAACCGGCGCGATATCCGACAGTGTCGACGGCCTGCGCGGGGACGCGAAAGCCCGCCAGGAAGACACCTCGAAACTATGGGCCAGCTACTACCAGTTCCGCGATGAGCAGGCTCTGGCAAATCAAGCCAGCGCCGTGGATCGGGCGCGACTGGATGAACGCGTCAAGCGATTGGAGATCGTGCCTAAATGACAACGCTTCTTCCCAGTTTTAAGCGCGACGTCGTCACGCCGGTTCTGACGGCGATGCGTCTGTCTGGCGACCTGACGGCCCGCATCAACCTGCATACCGGGATCCCGGCCGTCGAAAGCGGCTTCGTCGCCAAACGGCAGATCGGGGGCGGTCCGGCGCTCGGCTACTGCATGGTCGAGCCCGCCACGCACGATGACATCTGGCGTAATTATCTGGCCTTTCGTCCGGGACTGACGGCCATCGGCCTGGGCTACCTGCCCGGCCGCTTCGGAGGCGTCGCTATCGGCAGCGCGGAAGCGATGGTCGAAAGCGATGCCTATGCGGTGTTCGTCTCCGCCGTTGCGTTCCTGCGGTCCCCCGTTGCGCTTCCGGGGGCAAAGGATGCAGCGGCCCTCTGCGGCGCGTGGAAAGCCGGATACAACACGGCGCTTGGCAAGGGGGCGGTGACGCCTTGGCGCATCGCGCTCTTCCAGCAGGCGATCGACGCATGAGCCCCGGCATCAAGTCAATCGTGGTCTGGGCACGTCAGCCGACGACGCTTCAGGGCGTGGCGTTGCTGGTGGGCGCCATTGGGGCGGCCCATTTCGGCTTGGGCGAGGCTCTTGCCGGGACGTTCGCTCTCGCGGGCATCCCGCTCCTGATCCCGGACAATACTTCCGCCCAGCACACCGCTGCGACCGTCGCCACGGCGGCGATCCATGAGCTGGCGAAAGAACGATCTGCCGGGGTTGTCGCCAATGTGGCGGCCCGGGCGGTCGAGGATACCGCAGGCAAGACGACTTGACTGCGGGACACCCCCGTTGCCGGGCCCGGTTCGGCCTGGCGCATCATGCAAGAGGATAACCACATGCCTACGGTATCGACCTCCAATTCCCAGGTCAGCGATCTCGTTTCGGCCGGGGAAAATGCCTTCAAAGCCCTGACCGGCTCGACGATGAGCGACAATCAGCAGAAGGTGAGCGATGGCATCACGCGGATCCTCGACGGACTCCTGCCGGGTATCGAGAGCCGCGTATCGATCGATCTTGCCGATGTGCTCGGCGGTGCGACGGACACGCTCAATGGCGTGGCGCGCACCGTGACGGGCGCGAAAACGAAACAGATCGTCGCGACGGCATCGACCGAAACGACGGCCACCGAAACGACGGCGACGTGAGCCCGTATGCGGGTCTCGGTGCGCTCACCCTCGTGGTGGGCGCGCTGGGCGGCTTGGTCTGGTTCGCGAGCCGGGCCGGGCGTAACGCCGCATCTGTATCCGACACCCGGGCGTCAGTCGCCGAGGCCAATGATGTCACTCGCATCACTCAGGCAATGGCCACTGTCGCAGGTGCAGATATCAGCGATGCCGACATGCTGACGCGACTGGCAAAAGGACAGGGGTGATGCGATCCATTCTATCCCTCGCTTTGGTGTGTGCCCTTTCCGGGTGCGCGACCCAGAAGATGACGCCCATCTGTCCACCCGTCATTGCATGGCCTGTGGACGTTCAGGCCCAGACGGCCGCCGAGCTTGAAAAGCACCCGCTTTCAGAGATGCCGGCGACGCATAGGTCGATCGGCCTCTACATTCGCCAGAGGGATGTCCTCGATCGCTGTTCACGTTCGGACTGACGGCGAGGCCCCGCAAACCGAGGGACCGTCATGTTCCACCGATTTTCTTCTGACTCTTCTTTTTCTGACGCCGTTCTCCGCCTGGCGGAGACAGATGCGTCGTTTGCCGAGGGCTGGTCCCATATCGGGCCCGCCATTCTTGGCGGCCGCCCCCTCAACGATACCGAACATAAAGGCATTAATCGGATCATTGCCCTGCATGCTGCCGACCGCGAAGCGCGCAATGCGTCCCTGTCCGCGCCGCATGTCCACACTGGAGAGGCCGAGACGGCGGGCCCTGTCGGGATCGGGCATGTATCGAGCCAGGCGGAAGCTGATATCACGCCTGCTCAGGATAAGGCCGTATTGGATGAAAGCGCGCCGACACCGTCCGAAGCTGTTTCGGACGCACCTGAAGCGCAGAATTCGGACAAACCTGCCGAAGAAATTCCAAAAGAATGATTTGGGACCAAACTAGGGACCGGATTTAGAGGTTTAAGGTAAAACCTAGCTAATTCAGGGCTTAATATGGGATTTCTGGTGGAGCCAATCGGAATCGAACCGACGACCTCTTGAATGCCATTCAAGCGCTCTCCCAACTGAGCTATGGCCCCGCCTTTTCACTCGGCCTTCCTTGGGAAGAAGACCGGTGGCGGGGATATAGCCGCATGATCAGGGTCTTGCAACCCTCAAAAAGGGCCGGATGCAAATCATGAGGCCAGTGCCCCACTTCGTCTGAGCGCT